CCAATAGTTGGTCGCGCCGCTTCCATATTTTGTATAGACCGTGGGGTCCGTAAACACAAACAACGGTTTTGTTGTAGTGCTGTTTGAATACATATAACCGAGTAGGCCGTAATACCCTCCATCTATGCCTTTATTGAAATTGATGCCGCAAGTATGATTCCACCACGATGTTAGAACGTAAACAGATGGAGACGTTTGACTATATATCGGAGAATCGCCACCCGCGAAAAACATGCAGTCGCCAGTGCCGCCCCCGTTTCCAAACTGAAATGGAGCCCCATAAAATCGGTTGCCTTGAATAACTGGCGTTCCTGGGATGGGATCATTTACAGGATCGACATTTAGAATAAGCGAGGCGCCTTTCCCAAACGGACTTTGCACGGGCGGATTTGTATTATATGGATCCGTTATATCCGCGCACCCTCCAACGGCATTGGTCTGGACGGAGTAAAATCCAGAAAAATGCGACAGGTTATCGCTCTTGCAATTTAGCACTACGTCTTCAAGAGCGGAGCCGTATTCAGCGGAATTATAGCCCTCGCCATAGTATGAAGAGCCAACATCCCCAAGTTCAAATACCGTATATCTGTAATTTCCTGTATATAGTCCATTGTAAGATGTTGATGCTCCGGTATTATCTCCGCTGACCCATCGGCCTACGGCGGAGTTCTCATTACTGAAATTATAATCCGTGCTATTGGTGCAATTGATGCTCCCAGGGCTGTTGCATGACATTTGCATCCCGGTGAAGAATCCTATGGTGTAGACATTGTGGCTTTCTCCGGTGTTTCGGCGCTTGAACGATGACGGGATCATCCACACTTGGCCGCTACCCGCCGCATGCGAGACGGTCGCGTTCAATGATTGGCTCATGAAAGCGTCGTAAATTTGCAGCGTTTGGGCGCCCACGCTACCCGAGGCGGTGTAGACCGTCGCCCCCAGAGGAAAGGCGTCCGACCAAATCAGATCGCCGGATACCCATTTGTAGCTCCCGCTAGTAATCACGACGGCTGGGCTACCGGAAACGATTGTCGCCGATTGGGCTAACGCGGCGGGAAGGCGGAAAAGAGAGGCGTTGCCGTTCGCCGGGGTCGATGTTGGAGCGAATGCGGTCGGAAGCGTTATGGAGCCGCTGCCGACCGATTGAACATAGGCCCCCGGCGGAGTTAGCAAGGCGGCGTCGGCGCCACTGCCGCCCTTGGCGATCACCCCGTCCCCCGGCGCGAAGAATGGAACGGTCAACGTGCTGCCAGATAGGCCCACGATATGGATAAGCGTGGGATTCCCGGAGGCTACGCTGTTCGCGGCGAGAAACACGCCAAGAGAGCGGATCGTGCACCCGCTAACATCGCTGCGGGAACCTACATCCTCGATGACGCCATCGACGCCAGCGGCGAAGGTTAGAGAGACTGGATCAGCACGAAATCCGCCGCCGCCGCAATCCAGGTTCAGGCCTGGCGATATTAAATCGACCGAAGACGAAAAATAATATTCTTGATTGCCAGCCGGGGATGGTCCGAGTGTGAAAGTTCCCTTTGAAGTTCCCGTAGTCCAAGTCGCCGCCGCCGAGGCGTTATCGGCGCCTCCCGCCGTGAAGACATCGTTTAAGCTGCCGCCGACAGTCATCGATGTTGGCCATGTCGCGAAGCCGCCCACCGTATTGGGCGTTATGCCGAATGCAGTTATTGACGCTGATGGATAAGACTTGATGTTCAAATAGCAACTATTCTGAATATTCATAATAGTATTGACGGTGCTTGCGCGTATTCCGCCAGGAACACCGGCAACAATATCTGCATTTATCAGTGCTTGTATTTGCGCAAAAGTGTCAACGCATGTCGCCATGGCTGGAGTTGAAATCGCGCCAAAGATTGAAAGGACGGCGATTGCGAGAAGCTTTTTCATGGCGCGGCTCACTTATAGGTAAGGTTCACGGCCACGCCGGTCGCGGCGTTCGTCGTATCTGTGTCGGAAAATCCTCCGGTGAGGCAAAAGCCTATCCCATTGGCGAAGAGCATTCCCATACTGCCGAAGTGTAAAACCACGCCCGCGCCGGCGACATTGGCCGGGATGGGGATGTTTTCAACAACGCCAGTGGCGGATGAGCATGTTGGAGCGGATGTGGCGATGTCGTAAAGGCGAAGGTAATAAATTGTCGCCGTGGTGTTTATGAGCGAGAGACTGTAAAGCGTTCCAGCCGTGGCTTTGACGTTGGTCGCGTTGGTCGTGGCGGCGGATAGCAGATGATACGGCGTCGCGCCACCGGTGGCTCCCGCGACGGCTTGAGTAGGTATGCCGTTGGAAGCGCTAAGGACCGCGCCGCCTTGGCTCAACTGAACCGGAGATGGGTTGCTCGCGGAGACGACGGCATTGCCCTGGAGCAGGTTGGCGTAGATGCCGTTCGTGGCGGAGTCCACCGCGCCGCCGATTGAGAGCGCGGTGAAAATTGGGTTGGCCCCGGTTAGGACAGCGTTGCCTTGGAGGATATTGGAGAACAGCCCGTTGGTGGCGGATAGAACCGCGTTGCCTTGGAGGATGTCCGAGTAGGTTCCGTTGGTCGCGCTGTTCACGGCGCCCGCGATCCAAGGCGTGAAAATCCACGGGCCGCTGCTCGCCGCCGTGCCTTGAGTGACGGTCCCGCCGGAACCGCCACTTCCACCACCCCAACCAGTAGCGAGACCCGTTCCGCCGCTGAGATTGAGCGTGGTGGTGCTGCTTGACGTGATGGCGGCTAGGTATGTGTTCGATCCAACCGTGAGAGCAATCGCGCCGCCCGCTGGAATGTAGTCATCACTTGTCGTCGCGGTGACGGCGTTGGACGTTCCGAGCTTCACATATGCCGCATTCGCGCCTACGTTGTAGACGACGACGGTTGTGCCGGTCGGAAGCGCGACGTTTCCCGTTGCATTGGTGACGGCGAGCGGCGTGGCGTAAGAACCGCCGGGAGCGAATCCGGAAACCGTCGCCGAGAACGATCCCGTTACAGGAAACGGATTAGTCGCGGACGCATCAACGCAATTATTTGATCCATTAGCGCCGATGCTTTCAACACAGACTCGCGTCACGCCTTGGGCGAATGCGGCTCCAGTCAATAGACAGAACGCCAAACCCGCCGCGCCTAGAATTCTCATGATTTTCATCGCCATTTCCTCAGTTCACATTTGCAGAGTCGATGAATCCATCGGTGAATATCGCGGCGTTCGCTTGGGTCGCCACATAAATGGACGTGCTCTCAAGAGTTATTGTTTTTGCCGTTGCGCTATTTGTAGCTCCGGGATTCTGCAATGGTGGAGGATTAGTCGCGGAAACTTGCCCGCCATAATCACCGTTTGGAGCTACTATGGCGCTGTTTGTTCCAGAGCTAAGACTTAATAGTAGAACTTTTATTGCTTTTCCTGTCGGTGGAACTAACGCCAAGGGTGATAATCCAGAGGACGCCTGCACTACTTCACCAATCCATGTCGGAACACCCACATCTCCAGTCGCGGTATTATAAGGAATTATGGGAAATAGCGTTGGAGTATTTGTCGAAGTGACAACTACCCATGCAAAATCATTTCCTCTTTCAACAAACCTATAAAAATTCGCCGATCCATCGGTCTTTACGGAACCAATCCGTAGTGAATACGTGTAGCCAGTTGGCAGCGTCGGGGCGGTCGAGGATAGGCTAACAAGGCCAGCGGTCGTGGTTCCATTATTGATCAACCAAACATAATACCATGTGCTGACCGCGAGACCGCCGACATCAATGCCATTGGCGCCAATCACCGCTGCATTGATCGTGACCGAAGGAGCCGAGACTTGGACGCCAAAACCGGCACTGTTCGTCAAAACCGCCATTGTCGCCGAAGCGTCGATTTGGGTGTTTGGCGTGGATGAATTGTTCGTGATCAATGTTCCGTAAGCACCTCCCAACATGGCAGGAGAAGCCGACGTTGGAATCGATGGGTTCTGAATAATGAAAGCGCCAAGAGCGGCGTTATAGGTGACGAGATAGAGATTGCCCGCGACGATCTCACCGCCCGTCAGCGCTACGGGGCCAGTGGCTGAATTCTTCTCAACTGGAATCCCGTCAATCATTGTCGCGCCGGTATTCGTGAACAGCGCGGAAAACTGGATCGTCTGGCCCGAGACCGAACCAAACGAAGCATCGATTACAGTGATCAAGTTCGCCGTGCCAGAGGCCGTGCCGGCCCAGTAGGGATTGATTGGAGCGACAGAGGTCAGCTGATCCCAGACCTCATTTCCCAAGTTATCGTAGAGTATTTGCCGATAAGTTCCTATGCCCCATATGATGGCGCAGCCATTTGAATCAAGAGCGATCGGATTGGTATTTAATATAGTCTGGGCCGAATCCTGCCACGTCTGAGAATAGGTCAATGTGTTCGGTATATACATACCGACTGAACCGCCTGCTAATGAGGAATTTATTGATATTGAATTTATAGGAACGGAAAATCCAGTAACTCCTCCAATGCTTCCACTTGCGGCAGAGAGAACGTCGCCTGCGGCGTAATTTATACCAGGATTAAGGATGACAACTTGGGTGACAGCCCCGGAAACAACCGTTATATTAGCACTAGCCGCCGTTCCGACGCCGCCAGTCAATGGGACATTCACGAAGATTCCGGCCGTTCCGCCAGAACCTCCGGTGATCGTTCCGAGGACGCCGATCATTCCATTGATGCCGGTCGTGGCCTGAAAACATTGTTCGGCCGGCATGACTTGGACGGCCTGGCCAAAGGCAACTGTCGCCTCGAGGATGACCATCATTGCGGCGAGGACGAGGCATAGCTTGTGAAGCATGGGGTTCCTGTGGTAGGTAGTCAGGCCGTCCAGCGTTGGAGAGCCAGCCGAACTATCAAACGAACCTGTATAAATGGAGTTGGTTATCATGACTGGTATCATTCTTGCAGTAATTACTGCCCTATTCATTTCAATCCTATATTCTAGGGTTGGCTAAGCGCATTTCCGCTTTGCGGATAGACGCTTAGCACTGGACGCTGGCCAAAGGCCGTCATGAGGGAATTGACACCTCGTGGTCCAAGAGTGCGCGTTAGCAGATTAGCTCCCGTGGAAGCCTTTTGCGCCGCGCTCGCGGCAAGAGCGTTCGTCGCATGGGCTCTTTGCACTTGATCGAGAAACGCGCGCTGTTCCGGTCCTACTGCCGTAAATCCACGCGCCAAGCCACCCGTCAATCTCTGATATTGCCAATTGCGCATTGATTGGAGCGCGGATTGATATGCCCGACTAGCTGCGATACCGGCGGCGACACCAGGGCCGCCCGCAAAGTGACCACCCGCGATGGCTGATAAAACATCAGGAAGACCATTCTGTCCTCCTGGCTGCGGCGGCTTAAGGCTTTCGCGAATAGCTGTCCGCTCCGCCGTGGCTGATTGACCTAAAACCTGATGCTCGGTCGCCCGCTTGGCAAGTTCGCTATCGAGATCGTCTAGCATATTACCGGAATTTGGAAACAGTTCATCCAATTTGGAACGATTGGCGCTCGATTTGGCAAGAAGGCTTCTCGCGCCCGACAGATCACCTTGACGGCTATTATTTATGGCATCGTGAATAGCAGCCAACGCTCCCTGTCGCATGCTTTGCAATTGATCTGGAGTTTTTCCTTGTATGCTGCGACGAACATCCTCAATCCTGTTCTGTGGCTTAAACAAGTCGGTTCCTTCATCAACCGCATTGATATTTTCCATATGTTCTGAAAATGCTTCATCTGCTCTCCTCATGGCTGGATTTGTTTTTATAATATCGTCCAATTTTCCGCGAACATTTGAGAGCGTATTAGTCACGGCTCTATCAACCGACGTTCCATCCATCAATCCAGTTCGCTTGACGCCATAAAGAATGTCATCAAGTTCTTGTCGTGTTTCGTGGAGCATGCCAGGATCGTCGCGCGGAACTGTAATCGTCGTCGGCTTCCCGTCAGGACCGACGATAGGTGTTTCATACGTGAGAAGCGATCTTGCTTTGTTCAAGGCCGCCGCCTTATGCCCTTTTGGATTTACCTTCCCGAGTTGATTATCAATGTCGGAAATAAGCGACGTTGTGTCCATCGGACCGCCTTGCGTGCGAGCTTGATCATAATAAGGTCGAGCGGCATCGCGGGCGGTTTCAAGCATATTCTCTTTGAGCGCGGTTACGTCTGGCCTCGGTCCAAGATTGCGCTCAACGGCTTGAGAGAGGCGGTCATCTCCACCTTCATGGCGCGCGGTCATAAACTCTTTAATGCCGGACGTTTCGGGCGTGCCAAGACTGGCGACAGCGCCGGCGCGAGTTTGCATCGTTGGATTTATGTCGGCAATCGTGGCTTGTGGCCCCATGCCTTGGATGGAGGTGCTTGCCTCTTGCGGGGTGGTTCCTGTTCCCGTCAATGCGTTTGCCATCCATCGCGCGGCTGGGGTAGTTCGCGCGGCAAGATTGGTCAATGCGCTGACGCCTTCGCCTGCCAAAGCTCCGACAGCAGGTCCGCCCATGCCGAACGCCAATCCGGTCGCGGCGGCATTCTTTAATTCATCTGGATCATAGCCGTGTCGCGCAAGAACGTCAGCGGTATTAACCCCGGCTCCTGTAAGTCCAGATAGCAAACTACGCGCTAGCAAAGGCGCTCTGCTAATACCAAATGCGGCGGGAGCAGCCATCATGGCCGGAATTGTGCCGCCAACCGCACCCGCGATATTTAACGCTGTGGTAGCGCTCGGATGTTGTTGTTGCGATGCAATATCCATCGCGTTTTGTTGGGCGAGCGCGTTCGTATAGCGCTCTTGAATTGTTCCGCCTTGCAGTTGTTCATTGGGAGCGAACATCGGGTTAAGCGCGGGGGCTAACAGCGCATTTGTCGCCGCATTGGCTTTATTGAGCAACCCACCGACAATTGGGATTCCGGTTCCGAGAGCGCGAACTGATTCATTGATGCCAAGTGGTGCGGTGGGAGCGATTGCCGCTGGCGACGGCGTTGCGGTGCCTTGAGCCTGCTGCGCGGGCACAGCTTCCCATGACGAACTGAATAAATCCGGTTCTGCCTGCTGTGGAGCGGCGCTTTTCGTCGCTTGAGCAGGTGCGGTAGCTTTAGCGGGCGCAGCTTCCCACGATGAGCCGAATAAATCAACAGCCGCCTGCTTTTGAATCCCGGCATAAGGCTTGATTCCAGCCCTAGCCGCGCCGTGAAAGGCTCCCCATCCATTTTGAGCTGCGTGATCGAGCGCGAAGTCGATTTGATCGCGAACAGTCGATGGATTGCCCGCGTGTTTGCCCGTGGCTTTAGTGAATTCATCACCTAATCCAGAAACGGCATTCCCACCTGGGGCTATCCCGCCATAATGAAGTTGGAATGGTCCAAACGATGATCCGCTATCACCAGAATATTTGTTCAGTCCCTCACTTTGGGCGACGCGCAAGGCGACCTTAGGGTCTATTCCCCTGGCCTTTGCCGCTTGAGAGATATAGCCTTCGACATCATCACTAGATGATTGATCGGAAGGCATATAGGAGAGGTCCATTATTGCCCCGCGTTGGGCGCGATCGGAGGCGGCATCATACCGCGCGATATCGCCTTAAGGCCGGTTGCGTGTATTTTGGCTGCGTTCGGATCATTCTTGAGTGCCGCACGTGTCTTAACATCCATCAAATGCAAAACAAACCCGCGTGGGTCAGTGGTAAGATAATGATTATTCTTAACATTTTGATAATCATTAGCATTCCCAGCGAACAAAGGAGCAGCGGCGTCCTGCTTTGCCATACCAATCGCATCACGAAGCAATGGAAGATTAGCTTCTTTACTCAGGAACAAACTAGGATTTGATTGGTATTGAGCAGCCATTCCTTCATTAGAACGAGTAGCTCCAGGCATCATAAGAGAATTTTGACTGAGTTTTTTTGCGACTTCTTGTCGAAGTGTGTCAGCGTCGGCAATCGGCGATTTTGGATCGAGCCACCCAAGAGAGACAAGCCCATTCTTAACTTTTGAAAACTCTGGGGATAGAGGACCGAACTGCGGTGCTGTCATTTTCTCAAGTAACGGATAGGCTTGTTCAGCCGTGCGGATATCAGCAAGTGTTTTCGCCGAAGCAGCTTGGTCAGCGATATAAGATTGCGTATCGGCTGCTCGTTGCGGAGACAATCCTGTAGGAATTGCTTGGGCGCCGCCAGAAAATCCGCCATGCGGGATTCGGATCTGTTGTCCAGTAATAGGATCGGTAACTGTCTCAGGCGTCGATGCCGCGCCAGCCCCCATAGAAAGACGGGAGGCGTTGCCTATTGTGGCAGCGCGTTGTTTAGGATTTTGCGATAACAATTCTTGTCGCATGGCATTGATGTCGTTCGGATCGCCGCCAGCTCTGGCAGCGGTCACAGCAAAATCTCGCATCTTTTCGTCTGATTGATCGGGGTCTTGCGCATATCCAGCAAGCAATCTCTGCATTTCAGCGTTCTGCGATTGCTTCAACCCGAACTGCGTCGTCGAGTTGGCAATCATCTTGCCGCGCTGTTCGAGCATGGTCCCGATTGCTTCTGGCGCCGCGAGCGCGGCCTGAGGAGCTTTCAGTCCTGCGGCAAGCTTCAACTGATCGACGGAACCATCCGGATTCAGGGCATTCTGATAAGCTTCGCCCACTGCTCGGTGTGCCTGAAATTGCTGGAGCGCGTTTACTTGTCCGACCATGCCTAGAATTGCACCGGGATTACCCGAGAGGAGGTTCTGCGGCTGCGCCGGCGGTGCGGGATAAAGGCCGGACAGATCAACCATTCGGACGCCTCGCATAATTTGACATCAAACCGGCCATATGCTGCTGATGATCATCAGGATTGGCGGGCGTCGTGTCCACCTGCTGGCCAGCGAATGCGGCGGCATGGTGGCCCAACACGGCATTCGCGGCTTGCAAAGTTTGAACGAAATGGTTTTCCAGCCACTTTTTCTGCTCAAACGGCCGCTCCGGAACAGTGCCAAGTTCCGTCACTGCAGCCGATGCCGTTAGAATCCCGTTCGCTACCAGTTTTGTCGTCCCATCGATGATCTTGGACTTCAAATCCGATTTTCCGAGGTCGGGGTCTGCCAACAGCCCGCTCAACTCCTTTTCGATGGCATCGAAGTGTCGCAGCGCTGCCACCGTTTGCTGATGACTCGGCGCTGGTGGCGGCATGGGAGCGCCCTGCGGAGCCGCCTGCGAGCCTCCTGGAGCCATCGGAGCGCCTTGACCGCCCATGATAGCCGATGGCTGCGGATTTGGCGCTGGGGGTGGTCCGCCTTGGGCAGAGAGAGCGTTTGCCATGTCAGCCTCCCGGCGCGCCAGTTATACCGCCTTGGCCAAGGCCCATCAATCCGGAACTGAGTTGTCCATAGAGACCAGAACTCGAACCAGATTGGCCGCTCATCAAGCTACTCAACATGCCGGCATTAGCAAGCCCTCCCAATCCGCCACTCAGAGCATTAGCCGAACCGAGAATACCTTGTGCTTGCGCGCCGCCGATCGCCTGAGAACTCTGCCCCATCTGTTGTCCTGATTGCATCGCGGTTCCAGCAAGCGCGGCCCCGGCGCCAGCGCCCATATTGGCATAATTTTGCAGAGCATTCGTCGTGTTCTGATAATACGTTCCGGCCAAGCCCTGATTGTATTGAGACAACGCTGTCGCCAAGGGGCCGGTTGATCCACCAAGACCCTGCGCGGCAAGTTGGTTAGTCGCGGCGAGATTTCCCCATTGTGATTGAAACTGAAACCCCGGCATTTTCGCGAGTTGCTGCGCGGATTGTCCAGGCGTAAGCAGGTTTTGCAGCGTCGGGAGAACGCTCTGCCCTCCTTGGATATAGGGATTGAGCGCGGATTGCGCTTGCTGGAACCGTTGTTGCTGGAGCATGAGCCCCATCATATCGGCCTGGGTCTGGGCTCCAGACGCGGCTTTCGACGCGCCGGCTCCGATCAAGGCGCTCCCTACTGAGCCAGCGGCCCCTATTGCAGCTGCTGTCGGCATTTAATCACCTTGAAAGTGTTGCCGTCCAGCATTTGCAGAACTGCATCGCCGATATCTAAAATGAGCGGATTATGCGCGACCAGACTAACCAAGCCATAACCGGCGAACCGAGCCCATCGGTTATAGAGAACAATTGCTTTCTCAGGCTGGCCGCCGAAGATCGTTTCCATGCAAGCCCCGACATAGCGGTCATGGCATTCCTCGTCTTCGTGAGGATTTGTCCTCCCGACGCCGTGACGGAAAAATTCGCTATCCAGCTTCTCATGGAACTCGTGACCAACGACGCTCAACTCTGGCGTTTTTCTCACCCAATCATCATACCTCAGCGCCCAAAACGACATATCGGCGAGACCATCGTTACTCGGCCAGACCGCCTTGCGTTCAAATTCCCTCGTTCCGCCAATCGCCGTGCAGAATTTCTCGGCAGCCTTGTTAAACGCCGGAATTCTTGTCAGCAGGATCATGCAGTCGGTATGCGTGAACATCCATCGACAGGCCAAGCGCGCGGCTTGAACCGCGAACATCCCGCGATGCGATTTCAGGAAATTAGTATGAGTTTCATAAATCCCCGGCTCCATCTGCGTGAAGATCATGCCTCCGCCGATAGCACATTCCTCATCTCGCACGATGAGAACAAAATTGTTCATGTCGGAAATAATCGGCGTCGCATCAAGATAATCGAGGCCTGGAACCGTAATGAGCGGAAAGATATCCTGATCATTGATGATCGCGTTAATTTCGCTCGCGTCGAACGAACGTTCTAGCGTCGGCGTCTCGCCCCGAGAAATCCTCCGCCCGTGAGTGTCGAGACTAGAAACGTCACCTCGGCGCTCAGATAAACCGTCAGATTTGGCCCCGTTGGAATTGTCACTCTCATCATTCCGAGCGGTAGGGTCTGGCTCAATCCCGCCGCTATCGCCATTTGCAACTCCGCATAGCACCCGCCGTTGGGAGGTCCCGGATCGGTCGCCGATACCGTATTGATCCACGCTCGGACGTCGCTCTGCGTCGTTGATCCGGCTGGCGCGCTCGTGAAGTTTCCCCATACGTCCCAATCTCCTGGACTTAAGCTGATGCTGGTTATGTCTTTTGGCGTCGCGGTCGTAAGAGAAACAGCACTCGCCGCCGATGAAATGTCTTGGCCGATATTTCCCGCGCCGGCGTTATCATTAGTCGTCGTTCCGGGATATTGACCATTCAGAACATCAAGATCGGCGCTGTTAATCGCACGAAATGCCGCCGTTCCGACGCCACCCGAAGATGGTCCGGCGAGAAAATAGTTCTGGCTTTGAGGTCCGAAATTGTGGCCTTGGAGAAATCCCCAATCCGGAAACTGGACGCCCATCTGCAAAACAGTGTATTGCGCGCCAGGACTTAACCCCTGCCATGCCGTTGCGCCGCGATAGAGCGTTGCGCCGACATTATTGTCAATGCTGTCGAGTTGAATAGCGACACTTCCCGTCGCGCCGCCTGTCCGCAACCAAATGGCCACAAAGAACTGATACCAAACGGCATCCATATTTCCTTTAGCGTCGGTGATATGGAGTCCTGGAACGCTGTTAGCAAAGACATTGGTCATGCGGAATGACCAAGAGGCTCGATATAGGCTCCTTGAAGGGCCGAAGGACCAGGATAGGCCCACAAAAGCTCATATACGCGATCGCGAGCCATGCCCAGTCCGCGCCACCGCATCATACTGCGATAATGGCCACTGCTGGCGAGCTTCTTTTGACGATAATTCCCAAAACTACCACCGCCATTATTGCTGTAGCGCATGCACAGCGCGGTGATGAAAGGTTGAGAATAAGAAAGACCAGGTTGAAAATCCGGTCCAAAATCCGGGCTCCAATCGTGCGTTGGCGGATTTTCTGAAATCTCTGTAATTCCACCAGTCTCGAAATCCGCCACGAATGAGACGTGAGTGATTTCCTTCATGTCGGCCATAATGTGCGGAAAGGTCCGCCGGCAGACGATTGGAACGCCGTTATCCGTATAGGTCTTGGGATCAAGAGCGTAAATCTGACCCGTGGCCCAATCCTGTCCAACGATGGTCGCGGGATAACCGCCAGGAGCGCCGACGGCGGCGAAGAATGTGGCCTTGTCTCGATGTGCGACGCCATTCTGATCGCGATAGGTTCGCTCATGCCACTGCTTCGTGGCGAGATCATATCCCCAGCATTTGTCCGCTATCGGAAAACTGAAAATGATAAACGTGTGGCCGCCCTGTTGGAATGTCCCGCCGATACAATCGGCGATGGTCGGATAGCCGGACCATTCATATTCGAGCGCTCTAGTCGAGATCGCCTCAACCGCATAGCCATTGGTCTTCACGGCAATCGCCTGCCCTTGAGCATTTTCGGACATCCAAAACAGGTCAATATCCGCCCGCACTAGGCTGTATATGGCTGCGCATCCATATGGAACAAAGATATTTGGCCATTCCTGATATGGAAACGGCGTCCCGCCGGCATTGAACCAAACCTCGGAATTTTGCGTCCCGAGCAGCCATGCCTGACGGATATTGAACGCGAAGGTCTGGATCGGGTCCGGTGTTGAATCCTTATTCGCTTGAGCGAAAAAGTTGAAGGCGACCTGATCAGATAGCGTAACATACCATTCATTCGTTCCGGGAGCCGCAAAGGCAAGGAACGTGTCCGAAAAATCCACCCGGTTCGATCCGACAAAAAGGCCCGTTGGATCAACCAATGGAGCGAAGACAATGACATTGTTCTGGAGCGTAATGGTATAGCCCTTTGGCGTTCCATCCACGAGCACTGCGGTAACGCCATTGTCAGACATTGAAACAGGCGTCGTCAGATTGGAAATCTGGCCGAGAAGGTTCCATTTCCAATTCTGATCAATGAAATAGACCGCCGCGCCGACAATGGCAAAGAGCCTTCCATTCGATAAGGTGAAGACGCCTCGCCCCGGTCCGGCAACGGGCGGAGCCGACAATGCGCGTTTGCCCTCTCTTGGATAGAGCGTCATCGGAACGTCCGGCGTCGTTTCCGCCGGGTCGATTTCGCAGAACAGGTTTTCGCTGACTTGATAATCGGCCAGCTTTGACCGAGCCGTATATGAACCGGAAGTCAGTGGGATTAGCGTCTGACTTCGGATCATGAATTATCTCGCGTCCAAAGGCAATTCAGGAATCCACATCAACCGTCCGCGCTTGCGTTCAACCCATGCGATAACGGCGGCTTTGCTTTCCATCTCGATCGATGGCCGAATGGGAGCGTCCGGTGGATACAGGCTTATCCGATAGACGCCTCGTCTTTGATCTAGCCATGCGTAATAAAGCCGGTGGATCATTTCACCGTCCACACACCGTTCTTAGCACACGCAAAAATCTTGGACGCATAGGTCGTGATCGTCGTGCTAGTCGCTTGACTGCCAACGTCGATTACATCCTGCGCCAAGGTAATTGGATTGTTGGCGACCGCAGGATATACAACAATCGTATACGCCGTGTTGTTATTCAAAACCATGAAGTCGGGCGCTACACAAGATGGTAGGGCAACGCCCGTAGCGCCGCCAGATCCTGACGTATCGACCTCCATCATAAAGAAATTCGGATTAAGGACCGTCGCAGTGGCTTGGTTCGTGCCGGCCGCCGTGATGCCTGACTGAAAGCTGAAGTTATTGCCATTTGCCAAGCCCTGTAGCCATTGACCATCCTGCAATGCAGGGCCAATGCCCGTAAGCGGAGGCTGTCCAGTCGTCGCAAAGGCAGGTATGACAGAAGCGCAAAGCAGCGCCAGAGCGAGAGTTTTAGCGAGTGATTTGCGCATTTCGAGGTTCCTTGTTGACTTAGCGTCCGCTCATGTGTTAATGAGCATTTATGATGACCGTTGACGAAGTTCTCACACTCTTGCGCGCCAAGTGCGCCGAGGTCGGCAGCCAAATCGCCTGGGCCGACAAACACAATTTGAGCGGCGCTTATGTCAGCGACGTTCTTCGTGGTGGCCGCAAGCCCGGAAAGGCCATTCTTGACGCCCTTGGGCTTGTGCTCGTCGAAAAATACACGAAAAAACCATGATTTACCGCGCAACGCGTCGCTCCGCGACGCTTCGCGCCGCCGCGCCACGCTCCGCAACGCAACGCATATAAAAGGATGCCGCGATGAGAAAATCCTTTGAGCAATCAGCCGAAACCGTCAAGATCGTCAATATGTTCCGAGACTTAAAATACGATGAGCCGATTTCATTCGCGCAGGCTTCCCTGACTATCGGGTTTCCCATCAAATCGACAACGCCAGCATACCAGTCCGCGAAGCTTATCGCGGAGCGCGACCACGGCGTTTATGTGGCCACGATTAGAAAATTCGGCTTCTCGCGCGGAACCGGGAAGGACATGATTTCTTCTGGCGCTGGACTATTCTCATCTATTCGAAAAAAATCCACGCGGATCGCGTCTAGAATGCTTCTCGCCATCAATGAGAACCTTAACGAAAAGGATCATCTCGTGGCGGTGGAGATGTATTCTCGCGCGAACATTATCGCCTCGACGACCAGTGCGGCTGTCACATCGTCGAACCGGAAAAGGCCGGACATAGGCGATCAAGCCTCTGTCTTCGATTTCGCCACCGCTTTGAGCAATATCAAGGGCGCTGGAAAAAGTTAACGACGCCCCGCACCGCACCGCAACGCAACGCCACGCTCCGCCACGCATCGCAACGCCTCGCTCCGCTCCGCTCCGCTCCGCAACGAACTTCGTCAGCACCAGGCGGCTCAAGGGCCGTCTCATGGTGGCGAAAGCTACCGCATCGCAACGCCTCGCTACGCCGCGCCGCGCTTCGCTACGCCGCGCAACGCAACGCCACGCTCCGCCACGCTCCGCAACGCTAACCTAAGGAAAATCACAAATGTCCGACACGACCTCGCTTATCAATGACGACGAAGGCCAAGACGCCGATATTGAAGCCTTCGCTATTCGCGACGTGACAGTCACCCTCGAAGGGATAACCCCATACAGTCAGTCCGCTCATCCGGGCTTCGAAAAGGAAAAATCCGAAACGTGGGACGATTTCGAAGCGCGCGCATGGCGACATAAGGCGCATACTCGGGGCGATGGATCGGTATTTATCCCCGGCGCGGCGTTCAAGCTCTGCATCGACGAAGCAGCCCAAAATCTCAATGAAAAAATAACTGGCAAGGGAAATCAGCGCTGGGCCGGCGTCTTCAAGATGGGGCTCGCTCCACTCACGGACATGGACCTTGGCGTCAATATCGCCGACACGAAATTCGAGACCGTATATTGTCACGCGAATGGCAAGCGCATGCCGGGAACGCGTGTCAACCGCGTGTTTCCATTCTTCCCCAAGTGGGGAGGCTCCGTGACATTCAGGATTTTCAACGACTCCATCACGCAGGAAAAGTTCGAGGAGTTTTTCGCGAAAGCGGGGCTTATCGCCGGCGTTGGTCGCGGTCGTCCGTCAACGGGTTGCCCGAATGGGCTGGGTCGATTTAGACCGACTCGATTCCAGTGGTCGGTGGTCGGCTAGCAAACGTTTACTACGCGTCGCGACGCCGCGCCACGCAACGCCTCGCTCCGCAACGCAACGAACTTCCCCAGCTTCAGCCGATCACGGTCGGCTGGACGGTGGAGAACCACCAAACGCCACGCTCCGCCCCGCTCCGCACCGCATCGCCACGCACCGCAACGCAACGCCACGCTCCGCTCCGCTCCGCAACGAAATGTTAACGGCCTCCACAGGCTAACCTAATCAGGAATGCTGTCACTCTGGTAGCTGTAAGCCTTGTTCCGGTGTCTCAGGAACATGGGCATACGAAGAACTCCGACTTGCTGATTGGCAAGGCGAATCACGTTCAGGCCATCCCGCGCCAGCGAATCTATCGTCGGATCGGGTGGCATTTGATAGGTGGCGCGGAAACGACGGGCAAGACACCAATTCAGCGCCGCCGCATATTCTGGCGGGAATGTGATCGCTTGCTGCAACGACGTAAATCTCGGAAGCACGATCTTAAACCCGACGTGGATTTCGTAAAGAGACGCTTGAGGAACCGGCCAAGGATAAATCAGGCCAACGGGCCACAGCGGATTATAGAAAATCTGCCACGGCAATGTGCCAATGGTCTTAACGGTGATTCTCGAATAGTCCTCATGGCTTTGGATGATATACAGCGGGATATCAACGGGAACGCCGACGCTGTTGCCAACTGGCGGGTTGTTATTCAAAAATCGCATGAAGGCGTATTCGATGCGATCCGGCCTCGGGCTGATGTCGATCGTCTGTTTTGGACCAACTGTATAATTCTGCGCTCCGGTCGAGACAAAGGAGTAATCCTCTAGCGCGTAACACAGCCATCGTTTCCGCGCCCATTGTGCTATCAGCCAATTGGCTTGCGTGAAAGCGCGATTAAGGATCGGTTGCTCGAGGTCTTCGTCGATGCCGATAATACCCGCATCAACGAGCGCATTGGTAAGAAGTTGTTGGACATTCTGAACCGGAAGCGGCGGTTCCTCTGGAGGTTTTATGGCAATTCCCGGATCAGCCATGTCTAAGCCGCCTTCTCAACGGCTTCCTTGATGCGATCTAGCGACCATCGGCCATCGATTTTGATGTTCAGCCGCTTGGCCTCTTCGATCCAAAGCGAGCGTTCGTCGTCATCCTCGTCGTCCTTCTCCGAATGGACGGCGTTGAGAGCATTGGTATGAGCCGATGCCACAGCCTCGTCGCTCTCTTCCTTAAGCGCGTCCACGGTCTCCGCTGTCTTTTGGAACGCCTGAAACTGGAGGAAGGCGTCCCACTGCTTCGGATCGATATGGGCCGGCGCGCTTGGACCTGTCGCCTTGAGCGCCTGAGCCACCGCCGCTGCGACCTGCGGAATCAGTGCCTCGACCAGTTCATGCTGTGCGATACGCGGGTTCGGCGTCGCTGGAATAAACGTCTTGCCCTGCCCGAGTTTCGTCGGATCGAATTTCAAGTCTTTCTCAAAAGGCTTTGAACGCCATTTGGAATCGCCAATCCAATCCCATACGGTTTTCAAGCCATATCTTGCCCGCTCGTCGTCCGTCGCTTCACGATAGCAGACGCCAAGCTCGCCAGCCTCTTGGGCGTTATTGACGATGCGCGGCGATTCAGTGGGATGATAAAGCCATGCCGGCCATACCGCGTAACCGGAGCGATTAAAATATTTCTGGATCGATTTGATCTGGCTCCAATCCGGCATGATTGGCCTCACCGGCGGAGGGTTCCAACTGAGTGGCTCGCCTTCGCTTAGGACTATTTTCTGTCCTTCACTGGCAATTTCCGGATCAAGGTAACCGACTTCGGATTTAGGAGGCAGCTTAAACATGAGTATCAATGTCCTTCAGTGGAAATGAGGTCGAAGATCATGTCTTCGCGATATTCCGCAAGCGCCCGCTGCTCCTCATCCGCATCATGAACGAGAACCGTCACCGAGTTGTCCACGCGATTGACGTGGAAATTGGAGAAGCTCTGCACTACTGGAGCGCTGCCATGACGGCGAACGATATGGCTTTCGTGGACCAGAACCCATTTCGGAAATTCGTGATTGTTATTTACATCAAACGCCATTGCTGTGTCTCCTAGCTCTTAAAGTCGGTTGAGAAGTCGTTTGATTTGAATTCTGCCAAGAAACCGCCGGGAGACGACTTGGCTCCCAGCGTTCCGCTATAAGGCAGTTCCGCTAAGGGATACTATCCGCAACCGAGACTATCCACTCAGGTCTCGGGACACCGGAGCCAAACAGAATGTCCAACCGATCAATCGGTTGGTCGGTCGCAGGCTCATAGCAAACTAGGCTTCGCATCGACAGACTGTCGAAGTTATGCCTAGCCGCCGCGATAACGCCCTTTTCATTGGGTGGAATCCACAGCGGCGCGACGACCATCGTAATGGCCTCGGGACAGTAGGCGAGGTTCTGACGATAGGTGACAGAGGCGTTAGCGAAGGGCGTGATCACGGCAGCGTTGGCCGGACTGGCGGTTACGGTCATATATTGCTGTGGAGTATAGGGCAGCCCAGCATAAGGAACATTGTTCGCGGGTGGCACGATAGGCGGGTAGATATTGAGCTGCGTCGCGCCGGCGATGGCGTTCTGCGTCACAACGAACTGAGACAGAGCGCCGAGGGACTGATAGTTGACGCGATTGACGGCATTGACGCCCGCGATGGTGACAATATCCCCAGCATTCAGCGTGCCAACGAGCGCGTTGATGTTGATGACTTGCCCAGTCTGGCCAGCGCCATTAACAGTCGCCGTGGCTGCGCTGCCCGTGGTATGTGAGACGACGGACTGATCCTCGAACCAGCGGAACTGCAACGCTTCATACATCATCGCGGTGTTGTATTGCTTCGAGATCGCGTCAACCGGATTCAACAAGCCACGCAAAGCCAACTGGACGCGGGTGTCGGAACGCGGCGCAAGGACGATCTTGCGCATTCCCATCTCGCCGAAGTTCGGAGCCGAGTTTTCTTCCAGAATGGCGCGAGCCAAAGCGAAAGGCGCGTCATTGACCGGGAGAATGTTGTTGTTGGCATCCACGTTCGCTGAGATATTCCGAACCGTGTTCGCCGTGTTCGCCATGATCTGGATCGCGACGTTCGCCGCCAACGCATTAACACGCGGGAGGACGATGCGCTCCATGTAATCATCCACGTCCAACGTAGTTTCGGCCGACGTGAACGCAACGTCAACATGTCGTTGAGTAGCAACCGTCAGAAGGAACTGCTGCTCCGTCGTGTCCTGAATAGAAATGCCGGGGCCGTCCGTAACAGTGTATTGATTCGCGTATCGAATACGCAACTGCGCACCAATGCGAGCGCCTTCGATACCGAATTGAGACTCGAATTGGCGGCTTACGTTCTGGAGTAAGTAATTTGTGTTGAGGAACATGCGGATGCTATACCGCGTGATCATAGAGGGGGTGAGTATGTTATTAGGCATGATTGTCCGTGCCAAGCCGCTTGGACCTAACCTCGTGCATGATTACGAGATTTAGAGCGGAGGCTTGCCTTTCATTTATCCGCGGCGAAGCGCGAGGGGAACGGGTGCAGCCTTTCGCGCTGCGGTTTGTGTCCGTTCCCGATCGGACAAATGACGGGCTGAAGCTTTTGGCTTCCATTGCTTAACGCGGCAATGATCGCGGGCTCTACACCAGTTTCAATCTGAGCCGTCAGATTGATTGCTTGGGAGCGGCCTTCCAAGCAGTTGGAGTTTGTTTTCCTTTACCGTCTCGCCGAGCGAATTTTCATTCTTTCGTTGAATTCAGCCAAACGCTCGGCATAAGGCTGTGAATTGGTCATCGTCCATATCATCGGAATATCGCGTTTCACACATCGAAGCGCGTCAAATGCCTGCCGGAGCCATGTTAATGGCGATGACAGACAAGGGGCCGGTAACGCTCGTTTTAACGCTTCCTGGCGTGCAACAGCTATCCCAACAGATCGCCCATCAAACCAAGCCAGAGCTATCTCCCGGCAATACGCCATCTGAGCGTCGCTAGGAAAATCAGAATTAGAAGGTTTTACAGTCATCGCTTCCTCTGTTCTCCTCACGCCGACGAAGAGAAGGAATCATTGTGAATAATGATCTTCAGTTCACCGAAACTGTTTGCGCGAATTGCGGCCACGAGGCGAAGCAAGAGATCGGAAGGCTCAAAGCGCGGGACTGAGTGATCTTCAAAATTATCAATCACGACATTACCGTCTCGCCGAGCGCATTTTCGCGCGTTCGTTAAACAGCGCGGTGAACTCTTCATCGGACATCTCATCCGAATAATCGGTCAATACCTTCTTCGCGTTGGTCTGGACCGGCGGCGGCGGAGCTGGCGCCCTGCTAACTTGACGCGGCGCGGGAGCGGCGGCAAGAGCGGATTCGGCTGGCTTGATGGTCATACGGGCGATCTCGGCGATGCGTTGGCGGGAGGTCATCTGAGCGAGCGCGGCGGCCTTCTCCGGGTCTTTAGCGATCTGGTCGAGGATGGTGTGAGCATTCTGCTTGTCGAAGGCGATAACATCCGCGACAAAATCGTCAGATGTCGCGCCGACGGCGGAGAGAATGCCTAGTGTTTCGTTGAATGAGCCGCCGAATTGCGATAGCCCACGGCTGCGAACTTCGACCGTATCCTCATAGAACCGCTGGCGAGTGGCTTCCTGCTGAATTTCCGCGCGATGCTGCGCGTCATTTTGCGGAGCGGGCTGGATTGGCTGTCTATCGCCAGCGTTGCCTTCCCTCGCGGTCTGCAATCGCGCGGCCAAAGCCTCCGCATCAGCTAGTCGGCGCTCAAGATCAGCGGCGCGGGTGGCTTCCTGTTGACGTTTGGCACTTTCTTCGGCGATGCGTTGAAGATACCACGGGCTCTTTTGGGGTGCCGCCGCCGGCGCAGGCGGTTGTTCGACAATCGGTTCGACAACGGGCGTTTCCGTAGACGCTGCTGCGGCAACGCTCGCATTCTCAGCAGCTTGGACTGCCGGATCAACGGTTTGTTCGTCGGTCATAAGTTCTCCGTTAGTGCATACGCGCGACACGAGCCGCGCTGTTCATGAGACCAGCCCGCAAATTCTGCCGCGTGCCGAATTTCTCGATGATTTTCTGGTTCTCTCGACGGTCGCCGACGAACTGTTGCGAATCCGGAAAAATCTGGAGCCGGTTGTCTTTCTCTTGACCTGCCGCCATCATAGCTTGCAGAACAAGCGCCAAGTGCATCTTGCGGGCGTCCGCCGGGGGCGTCTTGGGATCAGCCAAACGCGCGGCATATAGCATCCGCGTCGGTTCGACGAAGGTTTTCCAGTTCGCATCGGCGAAGTCGTATTCATTCGGCCAGTTAGCGCGGAATTTTGGGCTGCGCTCCAAGCCATAGAACTCGCCGGCAAACTGCTTGGCATCGTTGCAGAGCATTTTCACCAGCTCGGCGGCTTCCTTGGTGGAGATTTGCTCGCCATTGATTTCGATGTAGCTCATTTTCGCTTGTCCATCTTGGCATCCAACTTTTTCTGCCCGATCGCATCGTTTTTCTTGTCGATGTCGCTCCGCTGATACCGCGCCAGCGTCATTCCATACTTCTTGGCGTTCTTAACGTCGTCGCGCTTGTCTTTTGGGGAGCCTTCGAACTTTGCAGATTTCATTTGCGTTTCGGGATTTTCGCGCCCGCCTTCCGTGCTTCTGACAACGCTATCGCGACAGCCTGCTTAGGATTGGTGACTTCGGGGCCTTTCTTCGAACCCGAGTGCAATTTGCCTTCCTTATACTCGTGCATGACCTTCTCAACCTTCTTAGCGCCCTTGGCCATATCACCTGCCCTTTTTGACTGAACGGCCATGAAGCGCGTCGTGAATGTCTTTCGTCCGCTTGCCAATCTGTTCCATCGAAAGCGACGGCTTTGGAGCCTTATCAGGCTTCTTTTGATCCTTCGGCTTGGCCTTCATGGCTTGAGGCCCTTCGCCAATGTCGTTGCCGCTTCTCGAAGCTTGTTAATCGGCACTTCCAAGAATTGAATCTCACCTGTGGGTTCGCCGCGCTTGTTGAATTCCTTGATATCGATGTCGCCGTTATAAGGGCAGCCGGCGCTAATCCACGCCTTGATAAGGCGCTCCCCGCGATGATGCGTCACAACCGCCGGAACGCCCTCGTCGCGCTCGATAATCGCGGCAACGCCACCAAAGAACCGCGCCCTGAACTGGTTGAAGCTCTCGCCGCCGTCGATCTTCTCGTCCGGGCGATGCTCCGCGTAGTCAGCGAGAACGGGAATCGCATCTTTCGACAGCTTTCCAGACCATGATCCAACATCCCACGGGCGGAAATCGATGGTTATCTCCTTAATCGGCACGCCACTCATTCGCGAAATAATCCAAGCGGTTTCCTGCGCTCGCTCTAGGTCGGACGAAACAATGAAATTTGGCGTCTTGCTATTCGCCATCTTCCAGCCAAGGCGTTCAGCTTCTTGAGCTCCATCCCTTGAAAGTGGAATATCCTTCCATCCTCTAATGCGATCAACGGAAACATCATCGTTGTTTAATTTGGTCGCTCCATGGCGAACGAGCTGAATTTCCTTCTTTCCGCCAAGATAATCAACGTGGTTTTCGTCGCTCACTTATTGCCTCTCATCGTCGGCATTTTGCGAGGTTTAGGCTCCACGCTGTCCTTCGGGGCGCCGTCGCCTTTTTTCAAACCTTGCTTAAGCGGCCCGCTGGACGATGCGGACATTGGTTTTCCGGTCTTCTTATTCTTCATTGCCCGGTTCCTTGGTCTTGCGGATTACCCTGTTGCGATATTTCCGCTTGGTTCGCTTGGACAATCATATTAAGCGTTGCATCATGTGACCGCAAGGCGATTTCATGTTCCATGCGTTCGCGATCCGCCGGCGTCAGAGCAATTTTCGCAAGCGCCTCGACCATCACTTGTAGACGCTTCGTCTCAGCATTGCTCGCCTCGATATCCCGACGTTCGTCCTTACCCTTGAGCGCCAAATCCTTCACGGCGAGTTTCTGTATCAACTCGGCATTGAGCGCCGTCAACCGCTGCATCTGCTGTTGGAGAGCCTGCATCTGAGGTTCGGCGGTTTCGTCAAAGAGGTAAGGCTTTGTCGCTTTGATTTCCTTTTGGAGACGCTCCATGATTTTGTCCGCGCCTGGGAAGTCACCATACTTGAACAGCAAGTCGCCAATGACGCCAGTAAGCTGCATATTCTGTTGTAGAATCATTGACGTGGCGTTCCAAGCCTCCTGACGCTGCGTCGCGTAATCAGGCCCGGGATCAGAAACACATTCGAACTGACCAAGCGAAGGATTGAACGAAACCCGGATCGCCTCTTCGTCTTCTTTGGCGTCTTGCAAATCGCTTACCGCGTCTTGCTGTCTCGGATCGATCTGAATCCAGAATTTCTCGCCATCCTCGCCGATCACATGAAGCGCTCGCTTGGTGTCGTAAATCTTCGGATAGAGATCGAGCAGCTGCACCCCGATATAACGGAACATCTCGCTTTGATGCTCCGGGAAATGGTAGGTCGCGGTATCGCCTTGCTGCTGGCGTTCGTTAATCGCCTTGCCCGACGCCGCCGATTGGGTGTCATTCTCCCCCATCTGCGCTTGAAACTGGCCAGAGATCATCATCATCTGGCGTTCGGCATCCTGCATGCCTTGAACATGGGCAGCGGAGGTCTTTGGCGGGTCTTGTCGAACGGGTGCTTCGATCTTTTGCAGACCTTCTGGAGCCTCATCGTCGATGTCGTTGTATAGGATGACAGGGAACCCATCAATATTCAGGGTCTTGTATTGCTCTTGGCCTTCAATCGAACGCGCCGGGGCCATATAGCTGGCTTTCGGCTGCAATGCGACGATCTCAACTGCCATGGATGCATTATAGTTAAGCATCCGTTGCGCATCGATCATTGGCCGGGTATGGCCCTTTCGATCAAGCGTTCCGTTTATGACGACCTCGCGGCCCACGCAACGGCAAATCGGAATGTATCTCCCAGCCCAATCACCTCGATCAATGACCGTATCTCCAGCGATCAGAAACCATTCGACTTGATCGTTTCTGACTTTCCTAGTCCGACCATCAATCTTGCCGTCTTTAATGTCCTGGATCAGCACTTTGTATAGTTCATTCCCAGCTTCGTCCTTTATTTCGGAAGCCAATTTCTCGATCTCGTCGCCAGTGTCATCTTTGTATGAAACCAGCGTATCATTTTTAGAGTTCTTGCGGAAATATTTGCAAAGCAGGACTTCCTTGTCGGAAAGCCAGTCAATCATGTTGCTGTCGAGCGGAGACGTTCCAACTTTATCCTTGTATTGCTTGTATTTTCGGTTGAATTCCTTGCGAGGCAATTTCTCGAACACAAACCCGAAATTCGCATCCGAGCCATCGGGCTCCAAACACCATGGATCAAGATAAACCGCCGTTGGATCGCGTGATGACTTCAAATAGATATCCTGGTCAAATGACCGCTCGGACACATAGGCCGTCTCGATCATGATATAGCCAATTCCGCCATCGACCTGTTGCTCGGCTACCTTGCGATATTGTGAACTTGCCTTGGAGATATACTCAGTCCGTCGGATGAGCGTCTGCATCATCTCGGCTGATTTATAACTCGCCTTTCCGCCGCTCGGCCTAACCTTAATCCCATAGCGATTCTTCGACAGCGTATTGATGATAAGATCATTGTGAACGCGGGTGCTGTTAATGGTGAGACACGGCATATCGTTGCCGTCCGAAGTCCGCGCCTCATAAATTTTGGTCGGCCATTGCCAAGCGTTGCGAGCGTCACCATTCGCGAACTTGATGTCCTCACGGGTTCGCTCGTCTTCCGTGCCCTGCCATTCCCGACAGGCTTTCCAACGCTCCACGGCCTCTTGCACAATGCCATCGTCGCCCTTGGCTGGCGCATCAGTGTCGGCTGTGCCAAAGAGCATTAGTGACGGCCCATCCAGCCGACGCCCCGATCATGCGGAGTTGAGGCATAACTTGGCATCTTCGGCATTTGTGGGCGCATCGGCGGTTTCTCTTTCGCTTCACGATGGCCACAGGCAAACGTCCTGAGGCTGTCCGCGCCATGGCTGGCCCAATTGTGCAGTGCAGCATCGCTGAACATCTTGAGTTTATCGTTCCAAGCCCGCTGGTAGTTCCGCAGTGCATTCAAACCGCGCTCGCAGCGCTTTTCATCGATCCAAGTGCTATCGAGCATCCGGCGAACGGCATTGATGCCATCATTCACATTCGAGGCCGGAACCACTTTCGCCTTGATGCCTAGGCTCGCCAGCGTATCGACGCGGGAAAGTCCCTTGTTCCCAAGCTCCCGGTGCTCGATGTCATGCGGGAAATAATGCAGCCCGTAAATCCAGCCATACTGCTTCTGCTTTTCAGCCAGAACCCGCGCATATTCGTCAAGACCAACGCCGGAAGCCTCATGATAATCAATCAATCGCCGTTCTTTGCCGACGCATTGAATGAACCAGATCGCGGTTGAATCCGAAACGCCTAAATCCCAAGCCGTATGAACCAATATCCCACGGTCGATCGGAACATTGCCGATGCGCCCCTCTTTCGTCGCACGCATGAGGTAAGCCCCATAATAGGCCCCAACAAGCGCGCTCTCGAACGAACAATTGTATTCTTGCTCGAATAGCGCCGAGCCTTCCTCCTGCCCATAATCATGCTGGAGTTCCCTAAGTTCGGTCTCAAGCTGCTCCGCGCGAAACACGCCGGTCTTTTCAGCCGACAGGACTTCGGCGAACCATCCATCTTCCTGCCGAGCTAGGTCGAGAGTTGTCTTGGCGTGATTGTTGCCGCGAGGCGTCGTTATGAAGATCGCCCACCCGCCGTTTTCCATTAGAATAGGCCGTAGAAAAGCCCACGCATTCGGATCGGCCAGCGCCCATTCAGAGAACACAATACCAACAGGTGTCGCGCCCATGAGGCTGTTGTAATTGTCGGAGCCAACAACCCGCCATAGTGACCCATTCTTGAATTGGATCACCATGTCTTGTTCGCGTGTTTTCTCCCGCATTTCTAGCGGGAACGCTTGATCAACCCGCTTGCGTCCCGTATGAGGGCTAACCGCGTCCCAAACGACTTTGCGACCCTGTACGGCCTCCGGCAACATATGCCAGTATTCCCCAACCCTCAAATGAGCAGCCCGCGCCGCCCAATTTAGAGCTACATCGTCCTTGCCCGAGCGGCGATGCCAGATCACGCAAGCGCGAGTTCCGCCCCCGTCCAGATAATCCCAAAGATGGCGCTGATATAGGCGCGGCTCCCATTGTCTGAGAGACGCGATTTTCGATGCTTGACATTGACCTATGAGCTGCGGGCCGAGCATTCGGTCTAGCTCGGCCTTCGCTTGATTCGTGAGGCCAGCTATGTAAGCCTCATTTTTAACAGAATCCGCATAGGCTTCAAGGTCTTTGAGTATATCGCCCATCCGAGCCTACTTAGGCATCTTCACCGGAATTTCAGCCGGCTTTGGAGGCTTGGTCCCGCCAGGCGACGGATTGCCCGTCGCCGTTGGCTTCTGCATCGGCGCGCCGCCGCCGCCATTCATGGCCATCGAAGTTCCGTTCACGGATTTGATATTGCCAGGCATTGTCATGCTTCCTTCTCTTCGGCGGTCTGGACAGGCTCAACCTGACACATCACCGCATGATCAAATTTGTAGTCTGGAACTCCATTAGGATGAGTTCCAACGCGAGCGACGCGGGTCAAGACAACCCGCATCCGCAGTTTGGAGCCATCGGCAAGGGCGTAGACGTTCCACGCTTCATGCTCGATGGCGAATTCTACAACGTCGTTCATCATGGCTCCGCCGATGCCGAGATGATGCCAGTCGCGCCCGAAGTGCCAAGCGACATCCATTCGTTGGCGCCGACCACGACCGTTCCACTCATCGTCATCAGAAACCCGGTGTTATTCGCAACGGAAGCCAGAGACGTTGAATAACCAAGAGACGTGCCAGCAGTGAGCGACGTTTGAGCAACCTGCGTAAAGAGTTGGAAGCCATCCGTAAACTTCACGAGCGGAACGATGCGCATCGGCACAGGGAAGGTCACGACACAGTTTGACAAGCTCGTCGTAACGCTGGCGCAGTTTCCATTGACCGTCAGGCCAAGGGATTGCTGCTCATAGTTGAAATACCAATAGAAGTATTCCAAAGAAGCTTCCGTCTGGGCCGCCCGCGCAACGAAACCCGTCGGCGAGATCACGCCATTTGGCAAGTTCGCGGTCGCAGTCGAAGGTTTAGCCTCAAGCTGCAATCCTTCGAGTTCGATATAGTCGGTCGCGACTGCAGTCGTTACAGTCGGCGTCCAACAGATCGAAACGCTAATCGCCGTGACAGGAGTAGTCGTGCCCGGAATATTGACCGGGATCGGCGCATAGACGCCATAGCGCGTCCAAGTCGTCGAAGCTGGGATCGTCGCAACTCCGGCGGTAGATATGGTTCCCGTCGTTCCAGGAATGACGCCGGCAACCGCTCTCGTCATGTTAGCCGGGCCAGCCGAGGCCAGTCCAACGTCGCCGAGCGCGAACAGCGATCCGTTGCCGCCAGCAAAGCCGAGAGTGGCTTGAGTGGCCGCCGTATCAGCCGCCGAGGTGTAATCGACGTTGACCGTAATGTTGCCGTTGGTCGCCGATTGAGTGGAGCCGTTTTCCTCATAGAACGAGAATATCGCATTATTCCCGATAAGGGGAGCCGCAGCCGCCTTGTCCAAGGTCTGACCAACGCAAACGATACCAGCCGCGCCGGAAGCCGTGCGAGCGACACGAAGCGCCTTCGTATTGTTTAAGCCGGGAACAACGGCTGTGGCCGCCGTGCTGTCGATCGTCGTGGTGACGCCGGCAGCCGGGGCGATAACCCACCAACGATCAGCGGTGATGATCGCCGCCGTGGGGCTCGTGCTCGCTAGCGCCGCGATGCCCTTGGTCGTATTAAGTCGCTGCGCGAGGTTCGTCGTAAAATCGCCGCCGATGAGACGATTGGTTGAGCTGCCAAGCAGGCTAACCGGAATGTCCACGGTCTGAGGAGGCGCGCCGCCAGCAAGACCCGTATCGGCCGGGATCAGCTCGAGACCAGTCAAAGCGGGCGGACCCGCCGGGATCGTCTGGCCGCAGATCACGCCAGTCGAGCCTTGGCCCTGTCCAGTGATGCCAGTTAGGCCACCAGTCCCGGTCACATACGAACCGCAGAATGAAGGCGAGCCAACGATAGGCAGATTAGACCAATACCCGCCGCTCCACGCAATGGCCGGGATGGCCAAGGCAACGGCGACTATCGCCCCCGCCAGCTTTCGGTTCAGTTTCATGTCAGTCACCTTCTAGGAGAGGCCGGCGCACCGGCGGGAGCCTGCGTTGGGCGGCAGGTGCGCCATTCTTTGAAGCAGCAAGTTGGGTCATTTCCGCTTGATGTAGGCGGTTTATCTCGGCTTGCGCTTTCAGCAGCCTTTCGACTTCCTCGCTGTGCTCACGGTTTATGTCGCGCATCAGAAGGTAGTTCATTGCCATCGCCAACGTCCCTGTAATTGTAGGTTGACAGCCATTAGGCCTTTACGTTAAGGCTTTACGCATGGCTATCAAATTCAGTCCCAAGGACCAATCATGCGAGACGACGACGAAACCAGTCGAGAGACCGAACGCCCCTGCACATGTCATCCTGACGAAGCCCCAAACCCGTGCGCGCGACGATACGCCTATAGCGAATGTGCAGAAGCTGCCGAAATATGATCGGAACGTAGCTCACAAGGCCTACATGAAGGAATATATGAGGAGATACCGGAAGAGGAAAAAGGAAGTAAAATAGCCCTTTATCGTCAATGCGTCGCGCAATCCCGCGCGGCGCTCAATGAAACGCGGTGGGAATGGTGGACGGCCTCGACTTGAAGAAGCCGCGTCCACATTGGAAGCGACCCGGCCTTGGGTTGCGCTCGGAATGAGCCGAAGGACTTAGTTTCGCCGCCAGAAAGAGGCTACCCATTCGCCTTCGTCCTCGCAACAAAAGCCGCGAGAGCCTTAGCACGATCAGCGTCGGTGACATTCTCGAACTCGATAGGACCGCCGCCTTTTCCGCTGTGCTCGGCGGTTACAGCCGTAAGCCTTGGATGCACGTAAGGCGCGGCGTCCTTGGCGAAATTATGAGCTAATGCCAAGTCGCCGGCCGCGTGAGCTGCGATCATAGCCTCGAGCATAACGCTCAAAGGGGTGACGGTTTCATTCAGTGCTTTTTCCGCTTGTTTTCTGGCAATAAGCGTCTTCGCATTGACGCCGCCTTTACGGCGTCCCGCGCCTGGCCGAGCACCACCAACCTTAGCCATTCTCGGGTTTCTCACGCATTTTTCAGCTTTTTCAATTGACTATTATTCACGCTCGGCCTCTAAGGCCTGAACGCGCCGCTGTAGATCGTTAATCGCTTGGTCTTGGCTTACCTGACCGGTGCACATTTCCGCGAGAGCGGAACGGAGACGCTCATTCTCATGCTTGATAGCGCCGACTTGATCCGCGCGACATTCCAATGCTAACAAGCGTTTATGCAGTTCGTGCGACATTTCTTCGCCTTCCGTGCATTTTGTTGTTGACTGTGACAAGTCACGAGTCGGAAAATTGGCAAGGACGTTATAAGAGCTAGTTTCCTGATTGAACGGTTGCGCCGCATCAGGATTCCGTTTTCCGATCCTAGCTGACCGTCACGCTAACTCTCTGTCCTGGGGGAGATAGCGACCGCGAGGGAGGCGCGCGGCAAACTGAATTGATTTCATTGTCCTACGCTATATTCCGGGCGCGCAAACTCATTAAAGTTGCCAACGCATTTAGCACGTCCTCGAAATTCTGTCAAATGCCTATCTTTCAAAAGGATGACATTTTTCGCCGAGACGCCCAGTCAGCTTGGCAATAGCGATCATCGCCAATATGGCTAATTTCTCATATTCTGGTTTTATATCAATCTCTTCGCATACAAGTTGCTGAAATTGACTTAGCGGGCAAACTCTTACGATTTCGTGTTCCATCTCGGATATGTCCTTTGCCCATTGACGGACGAGGCGATCACTTGGACCATTACCGTTTCCGCCCTCGATACAATCAAGCGTTGGTGCTCCCCATGCGGACTGCCAACGCCGCCGGGTATCACGATAGTGCTCGGCGGAATCCTTTAGTTCCCGACGTAACTGATTGTTACGAAGGAATAATCTTCCCAAAGCGCATTCACATCCTTGATCCATTTTCCCGCGCCGGTGCGGCTGATCTAATACCGTTTGCATTTCAACGCGCTCCATCCGTTTTGCAAATTCCTCCCGCTCGGTTTTGGATGGCTGGCGAAGTCTGCCGTTCGGCTGGCGCAGACCTGATTTTCTTTTACGTTGAGCCGTTGCCATATCTCGCCTTTCACTGCCCATGCTTCCAGAATGACGGAATAAACCCATATGCGGAGTTTTTCGGCTGCCGCGCCATGTCCGCCGCCAAACCAGTGATAGGCGCTGCACGGGGCGTTTCTAGCGATTTGGACGGCCTCGCTGATTTACGTGCCTCGCGGCGATCTGGCGGAATACTGCGTTTTTCAACGACAAATGGCCGACGTTCGCCCCATTTGCCGAATTTGCTCATCGGCCAGCTCGCTGATCGGCCAGATTGCAAAACCGCCCAGCCGCGAGAACATCCGCAGAGATATTCCGTTTTGGCGCTGGCTCAACAACCGCCGCAACCTCCTTGGCCTTTCGCTCGCGTTCCCGGCGAACGGCCCAGCCATCTCGATCCATGTATTCCCGGTTTTGCCGAGATTTTCTTTCCTTGAAACCAGGATCAATCTCGCAGCGAATGTTATGGGTTCCGACACCCAAAGCGGCGGAAATGTCCTTCCACGACAGCTTTTGGCGGCGCATGGCCTTGGCTCGTTCGGCCCACGGAGCCGGGCCTGCGACTTTCTGGAGGCGAGGGATGTTGATGTTTAGGCTGATGAATGTCTTGCCAACGACGCTGGCGGACTGGCCTATCTCGCCGCCTATTTCGTCATAGGTCTTGCCCTCGCGGCGAAGTTCAATGGCGCGGGGAAGCCAGTCTGGAGTGGTTGGGTTGGTCATTCGGCTGCCTCGTATTGAAAGATGTCGGAATATCGGCCCGTCATCTTGTTATAGTGAAGAGAAACAACACCCTTCGATCCGACAGACTTGAACCGGCATTTCTTGATGTGGATGTCTGTATTTGTTGTTTCTTCGTTACGATATACGACGATCCCAAGGTCGGCTTTGTTTGCCCAATTGGCCGATCCGCTGATATCGTAAAGCGAAGGGACTGGCGTTGCCTTTCCAGCCTCTCCGTGAATCTTCGAAGGATGCGCAACAATCCAAACATGAACGCCACGCTGCGTCGCAAACTTTTTGATCTTCGATAGGGACTGGCCGATGTATTCGGTCTCAGTCATGTTGTTTGGCCGTTGATGCTCTATTTCATTCCAAGGATCGATAACGACGCCTCGGATGCCGTAGCGCATAACGGCCGCCCCGGCCTTTTCGAGAATCCAATCGAGCGTGGTCACAACCCTGTCGCCGTCGGCGCGGATGAATGTGAAATAGCCCTGTGCCCAATCGAGTGCTCGCTCGAGATGCGGTTCGCTCATGCGCGGCGTTGGCCCATCCCAAAATGGGGCGTCGAGATATTTTTCGGCGAACTTTGAAAGGTGCTCGGATGGCGGGTTTTCAAAGCTGCAAATCGCGAACGCCCATCGGAAGCGCAGCGCCATGTTGACCATGATGGCGTCGACAAACTCGCTTTTTCCGCTGTTCGGAATGCCGGTGACGATTGAAAGCTGCCCCTCGGCGATGGTCATATGCTTGTCGAGGTTATCCCAGCCCGTGGACAGCGCGCGGGCGCGACCGACGCGGTAAAGTTCAATGACCTCTTTGCGATAGTCGTCCGCCTCGTGAATTCCATCGATCGGCCACGGCTTGGCGCGGACAAGCTCGTTGCACAGCGCCTCAGCGCCGTCATAAACGAGAACCTCATTGGCGTCCTTGCGGCCATCTGGCCATGTCACGCGCCAGCATTTCTCGCGGCCGAACCGACGCGCCAGCTCTTCGGAGAGCGCTTGCCCTGGCCCATCCGCATCGGTCGCCAGGATGAATTTTTCGACCGCAGCCAGTTCCTCGCGACAATTCCAGACGTAGGAGAATTTTACGTCTTCGTCAGGATTGATCGGCTCGTCTCGGACGTTTTTGGGAGCCCCGTCCGGCACGGAAAGCACGTTCGCAAAGCCGATTTCTCGCAAGCTGAGCGCGTCGATCTCGCCCTCGACGATGTAGATTTCCTTGGCGTCGCCTATCATATCGAGGCCATAGAAAACCTTTTCCGCGCCTTTCTCTTGGCGAAAGCGCTTGTCCTTGGTGCGGTATTTGACGTTCACAACCTCGCCGTTCCGCATGTAGGGGAACGCGATAACCGGCTCTACTTTTCCGGTTCCACCGTCAGACATCCAAACTTCGACGCGAGTGACGCCGGCGCGGAATAGCGTCCCTTGGCTGATTCCGCGAAGGGCGAACCATTCGATCATCGTATCAGCCGGCGCTTGGGGAATGAAGTTTGGTTTGATCAGCGCGGATCGATGACGCGGCGCGCGGATGTCATCGGGACTGCGATCAGTGACGCCGCCAGTGAACCCGCAATGATGGCAAAGGTAAACCGCCCCATTCGGTTCGAACGTAACCGAAAGGCATGGGTCTGACTTGTTTTTTCGTGACGAACTGCACTTCGGACAAACCGTTTTAACCGTTCCCAAACCCTTACACTTTACGCGGATACCCTCTTGAAACAAAAGGTCTTCGATCATGATTTAGCTCCGCTAGATGGCATACACCTTTTGGAAACTACGGATACTCGGACCATCACGCGCACTGCTCGTTATTTTCTGCCGATCTGGACGCTCGCGCATTCGATTGCAAAACGTCTTATCCCAATCCAATTTCAACGCCTTAGAACCGGCTAGTCCGCACCAAAAGTCTCGGAATCCATCAAGACCTTCGCCAAGCAAAAACTGCCGCGAATATCCCATTGCGATGCAAATCTCGATTGTTCGCTCGGCTGGAGCCCAATCATCTGGCAAGCGCGATCCGCGCTTGCTGTCACGTTTTGGCTTAGCCGCGACTTGGGGGCAGATGGGGGTTTCTAATTCTAATTGAGGAGAACCGTTAGGTTCTCCGACCGGGAAAACGGGTGCGCGCGTGGTTTCCTTATATGCGCGGTCTTCAGTAACGCTGTCACGCGTTATATCCGTTACGGAAGTAACGATGTCACGCGTTACAGGTGTTACGCTGTTGTATCCGTTACGGTCACGAAACCGTCTCTGACGCTCAGCGTTCGCCTCACGAGCGGCATCCTTGCGCTGTTCATCAAGCTTGCAGATAAGCGCAAGCGCATCGGCCTCAGAATAGCCTAGCGCCTTCATAGCCTTTGAAATGTCGGAAGGGCTCACTCGCGCCCCTCGATTTCCGATAGACCCGGCCATGTGTCAGCGCCAAGAGCGGCGACTGTTTCCGAATCAAGCCGCGTGTATTTTTCTAGGCGCGCGAGAACGTCGGCTTGAACGCCATGAGCCTCGGCGATCTCGGAAATAAGCTCACCAACGGGTCTGGAACCGAGCGCATGAAGATTTTCTGTTAGATGGCGGAATCGAGCGTCTCGCCGCAGCGCAACCTTTTCGACGACCTTTTTCGCGACGTCGCCAAGCGAAGTCCAGTTATCGGATTCGTCATTGGGAATTGTCAGACCGCTATGGCCTGTGGTATTACGTTTCAAAGCCGTTCTCCTAGTTCTGTAGGACTCCGGTTAGGGCTTGCGTGTTCGCTTCCAACGACGCGCAGGCCCGATTTTCCAATGTAAAACGAATCATGAACGCGCGCAAGCGTTTTCCCTATTGACTCGCCTGAATTTCGGGGAGTTGCGGTGGTCACGTGGCGCTCTCCCATTTCTGGCAAGCCGGCGTTCCAGCCTTAATGTCCGTCCCGCCGTTGATCCAGAACCTGCGTGGTCGGCTGTTAGCCTTTTCAACCATCGCGGCTTCTGGAGGCCATCCATTCTCAAGACGATACCGTAATGTATTCCAAGGAACGACGCACCTTGGATCAGATGACCATGCTTTCCTTACTTTAGATTCTCCAAACGCAGTTATATAAATTACACTTCGCCTATTTCGGTTGCTTCCTGTGCGATCAACCCATCTGCAATTATCAGGGCAATATCCTAATTCGTTATTTTTGCGATCAATTATAAGGCCGCGTTCATACCCTTCTTCTTGAGCCCATTTTGCAAATGTCTCAAAATCATTCCATTCATCGCACACTGAAATACCGCGACCCCCATAATTTGCAAAATGCACAAATTTTGGATTGTTGCATCTCGTTTTCATAGTGCACCACACACCATAAAGCGAAGAACGATGGTCTCTTTTTGCGTGTCCGTGTTTCATTTTTTATGTTCCCAAAATGAACACGCTGGTGTTGACGCACGAATATCTGTGGCCGATCCTCTCGTCCAAAGAGCCCGCATCCTCGAACATTTTATGTAAGCCCCGGCGCACCCACCGCTGTATGCCTTGTGAGCGCATGAGCGGCATGTCTCGCCCTCGGGGCCTGTTCCTGGAATTCCGGCGTAAAGCCCCTTTTTGGGAATAAAAGATCGGAACAGCTTCTTTCGCTCTGATGGCGTCATTACGCGGTCGAAGATCGGGAGGTCTGGCGCGGTCATGCGGCGCTCCTTTTGAGAGAAGCGCGGGCGCGGCGAAGGTCGCCAGCGGTTAAAGACATCGCGGCGGGAGATTCCCACAAGTTATCGCCGTCCCGCCATTTGTCGTCGTCGCAATCAATGTTATCGCGGCACGATTCAGCGAACGGCTTCAAAGACTCCTCAAGCTCCACAATCCTCGCCTTCATGGCGAGGGCTGTGGAGAGGGCGCATGATGCGACTTCAATGTATTGTGCGTCGGCTCCTTCCTCGTTTGAGCGTGAAAAATGCTCCTCTTCGAGAATGGTGATCAGCGTGTCCATGTCTTCTGGCTTCAAACAGCTCATTCCGCTAGCTCCTTATCCGACACGAACGCAGGCCCGTATTTTGCCAACAATTCAGCGGGCGACAGCGCAAGGTCGCGAGGATCGTCCGTCAGGCCCAACGTGATCGGATGGCGCCAGAGGTCTTTCTCCATGAACAATGTCGATCCTGGAATGTCGGGGTTAGGCCACAGCAAGCTCTCACGCGGCTTCGGAGCGACTGTGCCGGCGGGAACTTCCACGCCGTCGATATGATGCACCCACGCGGGCTGCTTTGGGGTTTTGGCTTTGCGAGGCTTCATGGCTTGCCCATCTCCGCAGGAATAGAAGGATCGGCTCGCCATTCAGCATCGCGCGCCCGGAGCTGGCGACACACCGCAGCGAGAATTTCGGCTTCGCTCGCCGCCTCGATGAATCGCTTGACCAAAGCCGAGTGAGACCAGGGCTTAGACCTCGGAGCGGTGATGATCCGCGCGGCTATGGCCTCCTCAGTCAATTCCGCAACCCATATCAGGCTCAACAGTGCTTCGGGGTCTGGACGGAACGGCGCGGACTCGCGCACGATCTCCCATTCTGGGAGCCGCTCTTCGAGCTTGGCCAGGCGCAAATCGTTTTCCTTGCACAGCGCGTAACCGATGCTTGGCATAAGATACGAAATTATTTTGCAATCGCGATGGTGGCGTTCGTCTGCGAACAACCAAAGTTCCGGGCTGGCTAGGCGGAACATGGCGGCTTGGTTGATCAGGCGTTCGGTATTGTCGTATTGCGACTTGATCTCGCCGGACACGAGATGGTCCCGTCCGATCGCGCAAACATCGGCGCGGACCGATCCCCTGGCCATGACTAGTTCGTGGACAATCCTCGCGCCGGGCCAACGCGAGCGATAGAACGCTTCGACTCCGTGGCGCATCATTTCTTCGGCCCATGACACGGGACGCCGTGTCACGCGCGCGCCGTCGAAACGAGATGATTTCTCGCTGAGAAGACTCATTTCCCCATCCCCTCCAGAAACGCCTCAATCGCATCCCGATGCACGCTCGTGGAGAGCAGACGCACGCTGGTTCTCAGCAGCGCGCAAGCCGCGTCGCGTTGGGATTCGGCGGATTCGGCGCGAGCTCGCTCGTCAACGTATTTGTTGGCGTATAGGTCACGAGAGCGACGGGTAAGCGCGAGCGATGCATGATCTTCGTCCCTCTCCCACTTCAGCGCGTCGATCCGAGCCTTGATCGCGTCTGGCAGTTCCTCAAGCTGCGGTCCATAACCGAGCCCCGTTAATGTGCGGATTTGGCCGAGGGCGAAGATAAGATCGTCATATTCGACTTGGTGGGTCATGGACGAGGTTCCAATTGCGGAAACACTGGCTCACCGTCGCCAACCCATTCCGCGATGCATGAAAAAAATCCGTGTGGAAGCATCATCGGCGTGACGGACCAGCCAGCCGCGATATATGAATCGCGGTGACTGCGGGCGATGTAGGCGAAGATACGTTCCATCAAATCACCTCTTCATTCCTATGGGTCCGATGGTTCGGCTGGTCCGACGAAGAACTTGCACTTGTGCCCGTTGTATTTGAGAGGATTCCCCCCCCCCCGCATCATCCATGCCGCCGAACAGTGGAAGCGTGCTATGATCGTCCTGTTTTTTCGTCGCCATCGTAGTTTCATGCTCGCCAGCGAAAACGAGCGACATGCGGCGCTCAATGTCGGCGCGGTATTCGGCCTCGCGCTCGATCAGGATAGATTTGAATCCTTCGAGCAATGCCGCATGGCCTGTGCTGCCAGTTCCAGCGAAGCAGTCGAGGACAGTCCCACCCGGAGGCGTTATCATCCGCACTAACCAGCGCATGAGCGCGATTGGTTTTACCGTTGGATGTTTCGACGCTAGGCGATCATCTGGGCCAGCTTTGGCGCTGTAGAAGAAACGAGCTGCAGAACCTGAATCGCCATATGTCGGCGCATTCTCAAAGGTCGAACCGACGCCTTCGCCCTTCCATGCGCCAAAGACATTCACCTGCTTTTCTTGTGAGCGTTGGTGATGTTCAGCGAGAATTCCGCTTGTCGTATCCGGAAATCCAGCCAGCACTTCCTCGCTGCCGTCATGGCAGATGTTGGCCGGCCATCTCCCGGACGGCAGTTCATGTTTGCCATCCGGCAATTCGAAAGACGTTCCGTTGCCAGGAATGCCGCCGCCGTGACGCCGCCGCGTATTTGGCAATCCTCCCGGTTTGCCGTTCATGAGATTGCCGCCGCGAATATCGGTTATCGTCTCGCGGTCCCAATTTCTGTCGAGCGCCTCTTGGTCATCAGCTTCAACCCTGCATGCGTCAACGTTGATCGCTCCGGTTCCATGCTTCAGCACATTGGCCGCGACTGTCGCTTCGCCAAGCGGTTTGCAGGCGAGGCAGATCGGCTCGTAGGCAGGGCTAACGCCCGCGACCCGGCAATTTTCCGCTTCCAGATCGATAGCATTCGCGAGAGCAGAAAGTTCGAGGATGGCGCTCAACTTCAAGGCGATTGCGTTGAAACTTCTTTCCGCATGTGAGGCATTCGCAATCGACCATTGACCAGTCCTGTGGGCCAGGATGATGCTCACTGGCGTGATCTTCGACACTAAGAACCTCAAGGTTTTCAATGTCATTATGGTGCTTAATTCCGTCTCGATGATGGACGTGTTCGCGCGTTTCGAGCTTTCGGCCCAAATGCCGTTCCATGACGCGACGGTGCTCAAGCTGGAAATCGTCGCCGTCTCGAACAGCGACATATCCATCTGATCTGATAAAGCGCCCCGTGTATTGGACCGCCGCTCGGCATTCCATTGAGCAAAACCGAACTCTTCCCCGCTGCAATCGCGAGGGCTTAACATCGAAAACTGTTCCGCATCTTTCGCAGGCAACGTCGACCATAGCGCGCTCCATATTTCACGTAGCTTGGAGCCTATTATCGCTATATTTTCGTTATTTTGCAAGGGTTTTTGCGCCAAACAAATATTTTCAAACGCCGGCTTCAATGCCGTTCCCCAGCCCTCCCATTTGCGCGCGTCATCGGTCGCGTGTTCATAGAGCTTATATTCTGGGTGATCTGAACGAAGTTCTGGACGTTGGATTGTGCCAAGACCCGACGATTTCCCGGCGACATTGAAACCAACGCTTTGCGTCTCAAGTTTACCGGCAGCCTTGTCTATCGCCTTGGAAACATTTAGACTTTTCGGGAATCCGCTTCCAAATAAATACATGATTTGGTCACGGATTTCAAACCCCGCGTCCTCAATCGCGCAGACCATGCGATGCGAGCATTTCGGCGCGGCGAAAGCGACAAGATGTCCGCCGGGCTTGAGCACGCGCAATACCTTCGCCCATGTCTCGGGACGAAACGCGATGTCGCCACCATCCCAGGCTTTGCCCATGAAGCCTTTGGACAGGCGCGCGTATCCATCCGTCCCGGCGCGTGCGCGCTTTTCGTTAGTTCCTTCGCCATCAAGTGAGGTTGCGGAGAACCTTTTTATTGTCGAAAGCAGATGATAAGGCGGGTCACAACAAACCGCGTCCACACTGTTCGCGTCCATGTCATCAAGCACGTTGATGCAATCGCCGGCATGAAGAATAACGCGGCCATTGTGGAATGACTGGCTCATGCGCTACCTCCCAACACCGCCTTGATCGCCGCGAGCGAATTCAGTGTCTCGCGATCCCCGGCATCGACGCGCGCGGCGATCTTGCGAGTTGCGTGTATCCCGGTCGTATGGTCACGGCCACCAAACGCGCGGCCGATTTGTCCCCATGATCGCTCCCCAAGTTTGCGAGATAAGAACATCGCGATGTGGCGGGGCTCGACCAAATGAACTACCCGAGATTTTGACAGCATATCAACGCGACCGATGCGGTAGTGAGCACATACAGCCTGCTGAATTTCTCGGATCGTTGTTTTTTGGATTTCACTCATGACAACCCACTCCCATCTTTGGAATACTGGCATTCCGCCTCGCGACGGTTCTTAAATCCGGGATCGCCCATCAGCGCACCTGTGCGATCCGATCCGCCGCGCTTGGCCTTTCTCGGCGCCGGAAGCGGATCGCGGTCCGCCATCTTGGGTGCGTGGTCATGGGCGGAAACGCGCGGCGAGACGATCTCGGTCGCCTCGGCGAGGGTCGGGTCTGGCCAACAGCATCCCGTCAGCGACGGCAAGCTACTCAAAATTTCTGGCGACATTTCCAGACATGACGGCGGATTCTCTGCCACAAATTCAGTCGATTTGCGTAATGCGGGATTTTCATGCGGTTTTTTTGCGGGACGCCCAACCGGGCGCCTGACGCCGATCTTAGCGGCCATGTGTTTCACCGCTTCAAGAGACCGACCAACGCGCGCACAAATGGCTTCGGTCGAGATTGTCGGATTAGGCCACCAAGCGCGGACAAACTCGATGTCGGCGTCTTTCCAGAATTGCGGCGGTCGCTTTTCCTTCGCGGCGCGCGGCGACCTGATCTCCCAGCCCTCCGCCCTCAATGCCGCGATAAGAGCGCGAATTATGCTGTTTGTCACTGCGCCTCGATCAGTCATGTCTGAACTTCTCTGGTTTGAATGCCAAGCGCCGCGAAAGCGCGCCGAACGTCATTGATCCCCTCCGCGATTAGAAAATCATGGCCGAGCGCGTTCACCTGCAACCCGAAGTCAATTTGCTCGTCGCTCGCTACCCCAGCGCGTATCTTGCGGAGCTTGTCAGCCGGGCGCTTCATCTCGATCACGACGAGACGGCGCGGCAGGATCACGAAAATGTCGGATGCGCCCTTGCGGAGCCCCATGCGCTTCATGCGCGCAGCTTCCCAAAGCGTGCGACGACTCTCGTTCGGTATGTGAACAATTTCCTTGTGAGGAAGGACAGCATGAAGCCAGCCGATCACGGCTTCATGGACTTCATCTTCACTTCCGGCGCGCGCGGCCATTTGTATATCCCGTTTGGAATATTCGCATATTCCCTTTTTGCATATTCATTCAGCCATCGATTACAGCCGCGTCCCGTCAGGACATAACCAATCGACCGGCGGCTGCCCATCCACGCAAAGAAGCCGTTTGTCGTCATCCGTCCGCGTCGTGATGGGCTTGATGGAATTGCTCGGGTCGCGCGGGCCGTCGAAAAAATACGCAGCGCCCATAAGAGCGACCATGATGACTGCGAACGCCGCGTCGATGTGCCAAACTCTGCGCTTCATGATCCTCTCCATCACCCACGGCGCCGCGCAATCCGCGCGAGCGTCAACCATTCCAATTAAAGGCCCGATCCCAGCACGCGCCGAGCCTCCGCAAGATACGCTTCAACCTCCCGAGCTTGATCCGCGTCAGTGTGATTGCCGCCTCTAAGAGCCATTTCGCGTTCATGTGAAAGCCGTTCAATTTCTTTTTGGAGTTCCTGAACAAACGCGACACGCAATGCTTCAACAATCCAACCGCGAACGCCCTTTGTTCGGCGCCGCGCGATGTTCTCAAGCGTTCCCGGAGCGACTCCAATTTTGCGCGCAACAGCTTTCCGGGCGGCTGGCACGCTGCAACCGGAGCGTTCGATTTCTCGTCGCTCCAGCTTTGTCGCCCATGCGCGGGCTTCCTCGTTGATTGCGGCTATCGCGGACATTTTATCCTCGGATCGCGGACGCAAATCCCGTCTCCATCATGCGAGTTTGCATTCATGGAGACGCAACACACACGCAAACGACCTACACATCTTGACGAGTCTCGCCGTTGTCGCGGCGCGGATCATTCCAGACTTTTGCCCTAAAGAGCCGGCAGGTGCGGGTGAACACCTGCCGGCAAGTCGAGGGAGAAACATCCATCAAGGCTACCGCAAAACCGTTGCGGCACACGGCATCCTCTCAGGAGTTCCACTTACCGAGAGAATTTCTTTTGCCCTTCCGGGCGAATAACCGCGACGCCCATGCACAGAGGCCAATCTATCACGGGCGTCGCTTAATCGGCGACACCATTGCCGCTGATTTGTGTTCATATTGCCTTCTCCGGGAAATCCTCAAGCTTGATCCGGCCGCGCGAGGCCGCGACAATTGCCTGTCGCCACCCGTTCGCCACGCCACGATAGCGCCATGTCAGGATTTGCGTAGGAGTCGCACCGATTTTCTCGGCCTCTTTTTCAATTTCGGGAGTGGTCTTGTGCGGCTTGCGTTTCATGTCTCGAATATGGCGGATGCAAAAATATTTGTCAAATGTTATTTTTGTGCTTGCCAATTTGCAAATGCCATGCGACAACCAATCATCAGCGCCCCGCCGCGAAGGAGAAGCAAATGACACCCAAAATCGTTCGCACGCCGACAAGAGCCGAAGGAGGGATAACTCCTGAAGAAAAGGCGCGGCTCGACGAACACGCCAAACTTTGGATTGCGCGCGCGTTCAGAACAGATCAGATCGAGCCGGATAAAATCATTCCTGCGATCAATGATTTATACGCGGCGGCAGGATTGAAAAAGCCTCGCGTGATTATCGTTCCGTCGCCGCTCGTAATGGCATTCGCATATGGCGCGTCAACCGCAATTATTTATCGGTCCAAGAACGCCGCCACCCGGGACGCCACCTACGCCATCTACGCCGCCACCG